TGCGATGGTCAACTGCCTCAATGCAACGCTGCGTCGGCACAACGCCGAACCACAGCCGAACCTGCACTTTCACTACACCGTGGCTCCCGATGAACCGGAACCGAAGCCACAGCCGGATGTGTTCACCAAATCAGACGCCGATGCGATGCAAGGTAAATGGTGGATGCTGGCCGTTGCCGGCGTGGCATCAACTCTTGCTGGCGTAGCATGGCAATGGAAAAAGAGCTACGAGGAGTAAGCCAATGTTTTTGAGTTCCAATTTTCTTCTGAGCCTGATGCTCATCACTGTTGTCGGCGCTATCGTCGGCGCGTGGGCGTTCCGCAAGGACACTGCTCAGGAAAATCGTCGGCGTGGCGCAGCCCAATTGGCTGGCGTCCTGTCCCGTTACGGTCTCAAACGAATTCCTGAATTCTTGCTCAACTACTCCGTTGGTGATTACTCTGGCATGGCCAAGAACATCATGGACTGGGTGAAGTTGTTTGTTGATGGCGGCGAAGCCGAGATCATCAAAGAGTTCGACGAAGTGTTCAGTCGTGTTTTCGAGGTCAAGTTGATGAATCCCGAATCACGGGCGTACATCCAGGCTCGACTCGATGCCACGAAGCTGGCCGCAAGTTCACCTATCTCACCCGCTCCCGTTCTCACCGCCTAATCTCTAGCGCCGCGCGACCGGCCTCTGCCGGTTTTGGCCGCGCTCGTTCAGGGATGAACCAGCGCGGCCCCTTTCTACCATAGGTGTATCTCAAATACATGAGCGTATCTGCTACGAAAATTGTCGACGATCGTCAGATTCCAAACGGGAATCTCCCGCTCCGGTTTCCAACCGAAGCGGACTTCGACACGCCGGTGACGGTTGTCGATAAGCCGGATTGGATGACGGCGATTTCGTCCGACGGCCCGTATTTCCCATCAGTCATCGACATGCATAAGACCGGCGTCGCGTCGCCGTTGGATTCGTTCTATCTCTACTACGTCACAGACCACGGCCCCGACACGACCGGCACGGGCCTGGGCCTCGCGCACGCGCCTTCGGTTCGCGGACCGTGGACGCACTACGACACAGGAGGCGGCGCGGGAGACGCTGCAATCTTCTCGGATGCCGAGCACGGCAACGGCTACCTCGGCGCAGGGTCCGTTGTGTACGACGCAGCTACGGCGACGTTCTACTGCCAGTGGCACCAAAAGGGCACGCCCGGCACCGGGACCGAAGTCTACTACGCAGCGTCCAGCGATGGCCTCGACTGGGCCTATCAAGGAAAGTGGCTTGACATCGAGCACCCTTACGTCGGAACCCATCGGCACCATTCGTATGGGCGGATTCACACGTTAGGCGACGGCTCAGCCATCCAGATTCACAACGCCGGGCAGACCGGCCTGTTCACTCACAATGTTTTACAGTTCTGCCCTGATTTGTCGGCCGGCAAATGGTTTCTCGACGGTCGCAACATCGACATCGACCACGCGGATCGTCGCACTTCGTCGCTGCGAAATAACGTGCTGGCCCCGGCCACGATGGTAGTCATCGACGGTCAGTATTGGCTGATCCACGTCCAACGCGACTACGAGCCAACAGAGTTTCTTCACCCCGAAATCCATGCCACACCGTGGCGAAGGGATTGGCGAGGCGCAGCGGGTCCGACACGCCGGATCATCGCACGCAACAACTCAGCCGCCGACGCCACGGGCTGCAATTCGCCATTCGCGCTGGTCGCCGACGATCGGCTGCACATCTGGTACGCAGCTAACAGTTCAGGCATTCGCAGCAGCAGCATTCAGTACACGTCGGCCAGCTTGCGGAGTCCCAAATGATTTCACTCAACGACATCCCACACGGCCGCACCTATCAGAAACGCGAATGGTCGCCCCTCATTGAAACCGGAACGCCGTCGCTGCCAGCTTGGTTGGAAAGCGGCGCAGCGACCGGTACACCAGCGTTCTCCTACGAGCAGCGAGCAGCCCGGCCCTATTGTTTCAAGATGGTGCCTCAGAGTACGACCAACAATAACGACGCCTATCTACGGACCGCAGCCGACTTAACGCCGTCGAATCATCTCGCCATACGCTGGCGCATATGGGGCTTAGAATGCAGCACGGCGAGCGGATTGATTCAACTTGGCATGCAGGCATCGGGGTTTGTCAGCGACCGTGGGTGCATCTATCACGATCGTGGCGATGCAACTGGCCTGGGAAGCGGTTCCTGGAAAACCGTACTGCAAGCCTCAACCGCCAGTACAGACGATTTCTTTCCAGTCCGACTTGCCATCAATACACCCGTCAGTTCGGACCCGGTTTTCTCGACGCCCAAGGACATTGCCCTGACCGTGTTTCGTCGGAAGGCGAGCGGTGATTCTACGTTCTCGCAATTCGTGCGGATCGAACTTGACGAATCGGTCGTCTATGAGGCGGAACATGACGCAGGCGAGATGTTGTTGACTGGCCCGATTCGCTGTTTTGCTCGCACGATTAACCAGTCGTCGACGCAATCGCAATTATGGCTCGCTGGCGCGAGCCTGGAAGTTTGGAGTTAATGTGGCGACGCATAACGTATATTTCACGGAAGCACCAGGCGGTATCTACTACGCCTTTCCGGCAGATCAATCGCTGTCGACCTGGACGACGTTTCGAGTCGCCTTTTCGGAAGGATCAAATCCAGATACCGGACGGTATTCTGGCACCGTTGATGATGCCAATGGAAGCCTTTGGTATGTCTTTAGTGGAGCATCGCAACCATCGCACTGGGGACAAGCGACTGCGACATTTGACGCCGACATTCAAGCCGGCGTCACGATTCCAGTCGTCCAAGTTCCAGTCCCGGCGTCTCGCACTTGGGTACTCAAGCAAACAGGCGACGGACTTCGCGGCGAACTTCCAATCGTTCGATCCGTGGGTGACAGCCAGCTATACGCCTGTGACTTTAGGCATGATCTTCCGAACAATGGGCGATTAATTTCGCTCGACTCGATCGCTGTCGAAGGCACGGAGAATGGAATCAGCATCGACTCGCAGGATCAAGGTGTCGATCGCAGCGCAGCCAAGTTCAAGATTGAAGCGTTGATCGCTGGCACCTACGTCATCACCGTGACCGCATCATACGACGACAGCGATGGTGGCGGCGTTTCGATCGGGGACGTGACGTTGATCGTCAAGTAACAGCGGGTCCTAAATCTCCAAACAACAGCGGAGGACCCGCCGAAGATGCCACGCTACGAAGTAATGTTTAGTCCATGAAAATCCGCGACCGAATCAAAGAACTTCGCCGTGTTCGCGCGTCGGAGTTGAAACCGCACAAGAACAATTGGCGAAAACATCCGAAGCAGCAGCAAGACGCACTGCGCGGGTTGCTCGCCGAAGTCGGATACGCCGACGCACTGCTCGCCCGCGAACTGCCAGACGGCAGTCTCGAACTCTGCGACGGTCATCTGCGGGCCGAAACGACACCGGATCAAGAAGTTCCGGTCCTCGTCCTCGACCTCAATGACGCCGAAGCGGCCAAGGTTTTGGCAACGCTCGATCCGCTCGCGGCGATGGCAGAAGCCGATCCGGTGAAACTTGATGCAGTGCTACGTGAGTTTTGCACCACCAACGAAGCGATTGAGCAAGTGCTGTCCAAGCTCGCCGAAGACGCCGGCATTATCCCGCCCGACTTTCAACCGACTGACGCCGAATCGCAAGGTAGGCTCGACGTGAAAGACCCGATTGTCTGTCCGAATTGTGGCCACGAATTTACGACTTGATTATTGCAGCTACGAAGCTGCCAAATGGGCCGTTGAGAAATGGCACTACTCGCACCGAATGCCGGCGTCGAAGTTAGTTCGTATCGGCGTCTGGGAAAATGACAAGTTCATCGGCGTTGTGCTATTTGGCTGCGGTGCATCCCCGCCGCTATTCAAGCGACTCAACAGTCTCTTCGGATTGAAGAAAACGCAGTGCTGTGAGCTAGTTCGTGTCGCTCTGACGAAGCACGAATCCCCGGTCAGTCGCATCGTCAGCATTGCGATCAAACTGCTGCGAAAGCAATGTCCCGGAATCAAATTGATCGTATCCTTCGCGGACAACGATCAAGGCCATGCCGGAACAATTTATCAGGCTGGAAATTGGCTCTACTGCGGAATCCGCAACGTCGGCCACCGCGACGGCTATTTGATCCACGGCAAACAAGTTCACTGCCGTTCAATGCCTGGACTCGGCGTTCGTAACACGCTCGCCGACGCACGGAAACTCGATCCGAACGCGCAGCCCGTCATCGGCACCGGCAAACATCAATACTTCTACGTTCTTGGCGACGACGAGCTTCGCCGCAAAGTCGAAGCACTGAAACAGCCGTTCCCGAAACCACCTGCATCGCAAAAATCGGCGTCTCAGACGCCCATCCTTGCGTCGTAAGTGAACTCTAGTGACACATCGACTATCCACGTCGAAAAGGGCAGTGCGATCCTGACCACGACGCTCCAATTTTGATCGACCTCAATGAAGCAAAACGACTCCACCGCGAGCAAGGCAAGCGGATCAAAGAAGCTGAGCGGGCAGCCGGCATCACTTCCGGTGAATCGCACCGCCAGTACGTTGCCGAACGACGCCGCGAAACGACGTTAAGCGCACAGGACATCGGCGACATTCCGCCGATTGCTGATCCGATCCGGCGACAAGATTGTCTCGACGATTTCGAGTTGTTCTGCAAGACGTATGGCGCAGCCGCATTCAACTTGCCGTGGGCCGATAGCCATCGACGCTCGGCAGCAAAGATTCAAGCGGCCGTCGACAACGGCGGCTGGTTCGCCTACGGCGAACCTCGCGGCGACGGCAAGACAACGCGAGCGCGCTGGGGAGCCATTTGGGCAATCCTCAAAGGGAAATGCCCCTACGTCGTGTTGCTCGGTGCCAACGAGACGTTGGCCGAACGGCTGCTCAAGGGAATCAAAACTGAGTTCCTGACGAATGATCTGCTACTGGCCGACTTCCCACACGCGATCTATCCGATCCGACGACTCGAAGGCGAAGCCCGTCGCGCATCGGGACAGAAGTATCGCGGCCAGCCCACGGCGGTCGAGTGGGGCGCAAGCCGCATCGTCCTGCCGTGGATTCCCGAAGACGACAGCCTGTCTAGCGGCGCAGTAATTGAGTCATTCGGCCTTACGTCGGCCGTTCGTGGTCCGCAACATACGCGACCCGATGGCACGATCATCAGGCCAACCCTGGCCGTGGTCGACGATCCTCAAACGAGAGAATCAGCCCGCAGTCCGTCACAGACCCAGTCGAGATTAGAAATTCTCACCGGCGACGTGGCCTACTTGGCTGGTCCCGGCCAACCAATCGCAATCGTCTGTCCCTGCACAGTGATTTACGAAGGCGACTTGTCCGATCGCATCCTCGACCGCGATCAGCACCCGGAATGGCAGGGCGCACGAACCAAGATGGTCGAGGCGTTCCCCAGCAGTTTGCTGTGGGACGAGTACGCCGACATCCTGCGAGCCAGTTGGCGCGAGGATGGCAACGGCGAATCCGCGACGGAGTTCTATCGACAGAACCGCGACGCGATGGATGCCGGCGCTCAGGTTTCCTGGCCGGAACGGCATCGACCGGATGAATTGAGCGGCATTCAGTCCGCGATGAATCTCAAGATTCGTGACGAATCAAGTTTTTTCGCCGAGTGCCAGAACGAACCGATCGTTCAGCAAGACGACGTGGAAATGCTCAGTGCGGATGAAATCGCACGAAAGGTAACGGGATATGGTCGTGGTGTTGTCCCGCCCGATTGCTGTGCGATCACAGCGTTCGCCGACGTGCAGAAAGAACACCTGTTCTATTGCGTCGTCGCCTGGAAGCCGGATTTTACCGGATACATCATCGACTACGGCGCTTGGCCCGATCAGAAGCGCAACTATTTCACCCGCCGCGACGTTCGCTACAAGCTGAGCAAGACCTATCGTGGCGACGAAAGCGGCATCATGTTCGCCGCACTCACGGACTTGGGCAAGAAACTAGCCGGCCCCTACATCACAGCGGATGGCCGCGAACTCTCGCTCAATCGCTGGTGCATTGACGGCAACTGGCGCGAACGCGAACAGGTCGTCAAAACCTACGCCCGCCAGTCGGAGTTAGCTCCGATTATTACGCTCACGTATGGGCGTGGCGTCCGTGCCACCGAAAAGCCGTTCAGCGAAGCGCAACGGGCGATCAAGTGGAAAACCGGTCCAGGATGGTTCTGGATTGACGGTCCTGGCCCAGCAAGGGGTGTCGTGTTCGACGCCAACTTGTGGAAGTCGAGAGTTCATAACGCTCTCTACTTAGCGACCGAATCGGCCGGCTCGATCCAACTCTTCAAATCAAATCAGCACCGGATGATCGCGGATCACCTGTGTGCGGAAAAACCTATCAAGACGGAAGCTAATGGCCGCACGGTATACGAATGGAAAGAAAAAGTCGGACAGGATAACGAGGGACTCGACTGTCTCGTCGGATGCGCCATCGGCGCATCAATCATCGGCATCAACAGAACGTCCGAATCGCCGATCCGTAGAAAAGCAAAACGGCGACGAGTCACCTATGCGGCGTAGTCTGCCCGATCGTTGCCGCTGCGGATCACAGCGGATGCACAGCATCCCGCAGTCCGACATCCGCACGATGGCCTACGCCGGCACACTTCCCGATGGCTACGAATTTTCAGCCATTCAATGGGAACGCAAACGCTGCGACGAATGCGGGCAGGCGTTAGCGATCCGAACATTCCTGCCATAGGGAGTAAACATGGCCTACGAGGCAGAGATTCTAAATCTCGAAACGCTTATCAACAGCGCGACCGACAGTGTGTCCACGGATGGACTCTCCACGAGTTTCAATCTCGATGAAGCCAAAAAGAGATTGGCGGAACTCTACCGCCTACAAGGTGAAACCACGATGGTTCGACCTCGCGCCGTCCGTGTGCGATTAGGGGGTGCGTGGTGAATTTAGGGCAACGGATTGCCAAATACTTTTCAATCGGTGGCTATGATGGCGCAGACACGTCTGGCAATCATCGCCGACCGGGACCAACACACACAGCAAGCGAAGACTTGCACCTCGACGCTCGCAAGCGCGAAATCTTATCCGCGAATACGCGCGACATTCTACGTCAGTACAGCTTGCTCGGCTGGGTTCTACGTCGTCACTTAGACTTCTGCGTTGATTTTTCATTCAAAGCACAGACCGACGACGCCGGATTCAACCGCGACCTCGAAAGCTGGTTCGCTGATGTCAGCAAACCTTTCAACTTCGATGTAAGCGGACGCCATTCTTTCAGCCGCGCACTGCGGATCAGCGAAGCCTGTCGCACGTTGGATGGGGATGTAATGTGGCTGAAAATTCGCGGCGGTCCAAATCGCGGCAAGATTCAGTTCATTGAAGCAGACCGCATCTGGCTGCCAAACGCCGACGTTCCGCGAGGCGAAGAAGATGCGTGGATCAACGGCTGCAAAGTCGACCGCACGGGCAAGGTAATGGCCTACGCCATTTCCAACCGGAAAGGCAAGAACCGCAAGGAATTGGATCGGATCGTCAGCGCTCGCAGCATTCTACCGCTTGGTTATTACAACTACCGATTCGATCAAATCCGTGGCGTCAGTCCGTTGGCGTGTGCCTGCAATAGTCTGCGCGATCTTCACGAACTCCAAAACTACGAAGTTGTAAAAGCAAAACTCGGAGCGCTGCTCGGCGTTGCCATCATGCGCGAAACGGGCGCATACGACACGGCGACACTTGGCGAAACGACGGACGACGGCGACGGTCCACCGGTGATTGACTTCACACACATGGGGCCGTTTCAACTAGAGCTAGAACCCGGCGAGAAGGCCGAGATTCTGGAAAGCAGAACGCCATCCGCACAGACGCTCGCATTCATTCAACATTTGATCGACGCCACTCTGTTGGCTCTCGACATCCCGGCATCGTTCTTCGATGTCGCCCGGACCAACTACTTTGGCTCACGCTCGGCGCTTCTCATCTATCTGCTGTCGTGTGATGAAAAAATCCGCGACCTCAAGCAATTTCAGAATGACTATTTGAATTGGCGGCTCGGCATTGCTTTGGAAGACGGCGAGCTTTCGTTGCCTCGCGGCAAAGACTTTAGTTTCGTCAAGTACGAGTTCATCGAAGGTGGCGTCCCGTACTGGAAGCCTTCCGACGATGCGCGTGGCGTCAGTATGCAGATCGCAATGGGTCTGCAATCACCCCGCAACGCAGCCAGGGAACTAGGCCGCGACTTTGAGACGATCGTCCGTGAAACGGCCGACGACTTGGCCTTCGCAAGAAATCTTGGCGTCGATTTGAAGTTTGCCGACTCGACCAGTTTTGCACCGGAAATCACAGTCGGAACGGCCGAATGAAGAATACCAAAACCAGGCGCGCTCGCAAGAAAGTTCACACGTTCCATCCCGATCAACAGATTCATCAATGGACTGTAATTGCGGACAACGATGATCGTGATGCTCGCGGTAAGAGATTGATACAGTGTCGATGTAGCTGTGGCACGGAAAAACTCGTTCGTGCCGGACAGCTAGTGAATGGCGAATCTCACCGCTGCCGGGCGTGTGCAAGTCGTCGATACTCTAACAAACGGGCTAGGAAGTTTCGTCCGGGAGAGAAGATCGCGCATTTTACCGTCATTGAAGAACTGACGGAACGGGACCACGGGGCACGTCTTATCCGGTGCCTATGCGACTGCGGCACTGAACATGTGGCACGTGCGCATCAATTGAACCACGGCGTTGTTACCGCTTGCCGGTTATGTGCAATTCGACAAGCCGCAAAAGTTCGCTCAAAGAAATACTGTGGAGATCGTCATCATGGCTGGAAGGGCGGTCGGCAGACCAAGACAGACGGTTATATCCTCGTCAAATGCCCCGACCATCCCAACGCTCAAAGCAAGGGTTACATCTTAGAACATCGTCTTGTGATGGAACAGCAGCTAGGTCGGTATCTGGACCCGAACGAAACCGTACATCACAAGAACGGAATCCGTGGCGACAATCGACCTGAGAATTTGGAATTGCGGATAGGCCAACACGGAATCGGCCAGACAGTCGAGGACCGGATTGAAGACGCAATCAATGTTCTTCGACGGTATGCGCCGGAACAACTAAGGGAAGAATCAACATGGGCGATATGCGCCTAAAACTAATCGGAGTAGCTGTTAATGAATAACGCACTGGCGAATCCGCCAAACTATTTTCGTTCGCCAGTCTCCCGTGGCGGACAGAATCGCGTCGAACGAGAAGGCGGCTATCGCGGAGCAGGCTTAATCAAGGGCGTATCTGTCATTACGGGTGGCATCGAGGCGGCCGGGCACCAAGTCTTCATTGATGAATTTGCGTTGCAGCAAGTGACGGACGAAATCAATGCGACCCGCACTGGAATCAAGAGCAGGTTCGCTCACCCGACCGCATCGGGAGATTCACTTGGTAAACAAATTGGTCGCGTGATGGATGCCGAACTAGATGGCGAACAGGTAATTGCCGATTTGCATTTTCTGCAAAGCGCGCATTCAACGCCTAGTGGCGATCTAGCAACGTACACCATGACTCTCGGAGAAGAAGACCCCCAATCATTCGGTATCAGCATCGCGTTCCAGCACGATCAGGATGCAATGGATCGGTTTGTTGAATCACACAGCATCGATGGACAGTTCCAGTCACCGGATCCACGCAATATCAATAACTGGCCTCACGTCAGGATTGAGAAGAGTGGACTTCACGCCGCAGACGTGGTGGATAACCCGGCAGCCAATTCTGGCCTCTTCCATCGTGAAGGCGACATTGCCAAACAATCAGACTCATTCGTTCGCTACGCATTGGGCCACAGTAACGAACGTCCCGAATCTCAATTCGGCCTCGACCCCGATCGGGCGCGAGGATTTGTGGCCCGTTTTCTCGACACTTACAATCTCGAAATCAAGGAGACAGTAATGCCTTCAACAACGGTCGATGAATCGACCACTCTCACGGCCGACGCGACTGTTGATACGCCGGCCCCAACCTCTGTGGAGACTGGCCCCGTGGAACAACCGTCCACCGAAACGGTCGCGGAACCCGTGACCGAAGCATCCGATCGAACCGAAGCAGCCCGCTTTCGCGCAGCCTTCGGCGATCAAGGTGCGATTTACTTTGCCGAAGGTTTGACCTTCGAGCAGTGTAAGGAACGCGAAGTCGCAGAACTTCGCAATGAAAACGAAACTCTCAAACAAAAGCTCGCTGCGATGTCCGCAGGAGAAGACACGCCCGTGTCGTTTGACGCTGGCGATCAAAAGACGCGAAACGGTTTCGCGTCCAAGATTCGTTGTAAGTAAGTAACTCGGAGCCGCGCGTTCATTCGCGTGGTTCATCTGGAAGCTAGAGGCGGAAGTAATTACCCGCCGAGAAGGCTCAACACTTCGCTGCTCGTTGAGGGGCTGCGCGGATGACCGTGCGGCTCCTCATTTTTAGCGAGGTATCTCATGGCGCATGATCTTCATGCCATCGCCGACTTGATCGGCGACGCCTTCGGTTTGGCCGACATTGAAGTGTCGGACCTGTTGAAGGCTTCTCCCTTTATCTCTACGTTGCCGATGGAACCCAGTTCCAACGGCACCACGCACAAGTACGTGAAAGAGACCGGAGCGCCCGTTGTGGGCTTCCGTTCTCCGAACGCTGGGCGTGACCTGGATAGCTCGGACGACACGCTGGTGTCGATCGACTTGAAGGTGCTCGACTTTAGCTGGCTGGCGGATGTCGCCGTGGCCAACGCTTGGCGAAAAGGTCGTGAAGACTACATCGCCCGCGAGGGTATGCGACATCTGAAGGCCGCGCTTTTCGCTTTCGAGCGGCAAGTGATTAACGGCATTGTCGGCGCGAGTGATTCGGCGGCTGCCAGTGGCAGCGCGGACGGCTTCGCCGGTTTCCGCGATGCCGGCACCGTCAATGCACTGGCCGACGCAATGGTCGTGAATGCGACCGGTGCGGTTGCCGATACGGCGT